TTAAGTTAGATTGAATTTCTTAATAATCTCATTATTCAATTCATTTACAATATTCAAGAGGTTATGGCAATTTCTATAAATGTAATGCACCATGATATGTTCATGAGTATCCGCACCTTCAGCACCATAAATAGTACCAGGTCTCATATTATGAAAAATATTATCCCTATATTCAGCCAATACTTTAAAGTCATTATTAGCTGATAAATTGTTAATCATCTCAAACAAGATGGTATCAATTAATTTTTCTTCACTCTGAGGATTACTTACCACATCTTCAAAATAGTAGTGTTCTTTATTGTGTACAATCCCATATACCTTTGAAATTATCTTACCCAATTTATCAAAACATGCATAAGTTCTATATATTGCTGCATACACAAAGTACTCCTTATTGATAATAAAATCGGGGAATGGGTAATGATTTAATATTGATCCATTGAGACATCTGCCATAATCAAAAAAACATCTACTTGTCTCATGAAGCCTGAAAATTACATCTGTATGGTATGTGTAAATTTCTCTAAAGTATTCAATATTTTGTTGAGTTTTACTAGAATTAAAATTATTTTTTTGAACTTCTATTTTTTTTATCAGGGTTGAAACCTCATCATAAAAACCTTTAAATTCCACATCGAATGATAATGGTTTAAGATCGTCTATATCGCTTCTAATTTTGTGGAAATCAGAAAAATAGCTTTGCTTTAAACAATCGTATACATATATCTGATTGTTGTTGAGTGCAACTTTTTCATATATGGTTATGCTTTCTTCTAAAATGCTCAAAACAGTCTCTGCATTTTTCAATATATCATCGCAATCAGGAATTAATTCTAAATCAAAGTTATAATTGGGATCATATGTTTTATTAGTAGCACCGCTAAGTATTAAACTTATATGTTCGGAAATATCATGATCATTTTTTTTTCTACTTTCAACTATTTTTCGGAAAAATTGACTTCCCTTTAAATTGTTCAATAATTTAAAGGAATTAGTTTCTTTGAATTCCTCATTCTGTGTTAGTTTACTATGCAAATCCCAAAAAGAATTCTTCCTCATATTATCATATTCAACATTGAATAATACTGCTAGAACATTGATTACTCTTTCCCAAGCTCCGACTGTGTGTAACTTAGAATTATTCAAAAAAAACCTTCCCGAGTGAGTTTTACTATCATCAAAACGATCAACAGCAAACTCAAACAAAACTAACTCATTTAACGTTTTATTAATAAAAAAGTGAACGTCTTCGATCAAGCTCAACAAGATTTCTGAATCATTCAGACCCGACACTTGAATTTGACTATGTCTCTCAGGATATTTCCTGAAATATTTAATATCGTAATCATTCAATAATTCATCAATATAAACAGATTTATTAAACGAACTATTCATTCTATTAATTTGCATCCGAGAGTATATACTCTTATACTTATTGTTTTGTTTTAGAAGTTTCATTCTCTCTTCTACCTTTTCATTAATATCACAAAAACTTTCTTTTATTTCTTCTGTTGTATAATAACCTTCGAAGTCGTCTTCCTTCACGACTTTAGATATTATTTTTTCTGAAGTGATAGAATCACACCACTCTTCACACTCGGCAAAATTGTCGTGATCAATATGAAGAGTATATCCATCACACTCTGGACACTTATATCGTTTTCGATAAGTTTTTGATGAATATCTACTTCTGAACATCTTCTGCCACATGATATTTCTCCAATCTGTTTCTTTTTATTAATCATACCATATAATGATCTAATAATATGATCTTGCCATCCCCTTCCATCAGAGTTACCATACACACACTCGAATAATGGGGAGAGAATATCTTATGGTAGATTGGTTTAAGCAAGCATTGGATCAACGCTTTGATGAAATAGCGGGTGCTTCAGAAAAACAGCATGATATTCACACTGTCAGAATCAAGCTGAGCGATATTACGGATGATTTGAAGAAACAACTTGAACCAGAGGTGTTTTTGAAAATTCTTGAATGGGAAGAGACGATTAACCATAAGCAGACTAAGGAGAAAGAGTGGATGTATTCCGAGGGTATGAAGGATGGTATGAGGTTGATTCATTCGATTGGCTGCTTTGTAGGGGGGAGTCAATCTAAATTATGACGACTAAACAGCATGAATTCGTTCCATGCCATCTGTCTCTATTGTAATTTTTAGGTTGGAGTTTATTCTTCGAACCCCTCAATCTCTAACCCACTCTTCAGTGTAAACAAATAACGCGTTGGTGAGAGAATGGTTATCTTCTCTACCAACGCGTTAAATAGTTCATCATCAAATTCTTCGAGTAAATCCTGCCTTGTATTCATGATCTGTATGATTTGGTTTACTCGTTGTGTTACTTGTGATTTTTGATCCAAGTCTTTCTCAATATGTATTTTCTTCTTTCGGAGTTCATCCAGTTCCTGAGATATCCTACTATTTTCTTCGTTATATACAATCTCATCTATATTATCCCGAAGCTTCAGGTTTACCAATCCCTTGAGGTCGGCTTTTAATTGTTCGATGTTCTGTTCTACTTTAGTCAGTGCCTCATGCCCTTCTCGTTTGGAAAGTATCGCTTCAATATTCGCATTTAAGGTTCGGATAAATCCATCCTTATTTTCATGCATCCGATTAAATATCCTTACAAAGGCATTCTGTAACACATATTCATCAACCGCTTTAGCATCGCAAGCATCCTTACCTTCGTTGACGTAGGTTCGGCATTGCCAGACCACTTTCTTCGAAAGATTGTTGCTGTTCCATGTTCGCCTTTTAAAGTTTGCTCCGCAGCATCCGCAGAACACTTTACTACTGAATGGATATTTGCTTGAGTATTTCTTTCGATCACCCATGATATTCCCTTTGAGATTTGCTCGGCGCTCTTTTTCCTTCTGTACGGCCTCAAACACTTCCTTAGAGATGATTGGCTCATGGTTATCCTCAATTAAGTATTGCTGTTCTTGTCCTATATTCCTCACTCGCTTGTGCGATAGGAAGTCTACAGTCACCGTTTTTTGTTGAAGTAGAGCTCCGTAATATTTCTCATTAGTCAACATAGTGGTAATAGTGGAGTCCCACCATTTCACATTTCCTGTTACCGTTTTAATTTCGTCTTTCATCAAGCCATTGGCTATTTTTTGATAGCTTTTACCTTCCAAGTATTCCTCATAAATCCTGCGTACTAATTCAGCTTCCGATTCATTAATGATAAGCTCTCCTTCTTTATCCTTATCGTAGCCAAGAAAGCGTGTTGTATTACAATGTACTTTACCGTTTGCAAATCCTTTCTGAATGCCCCATTTAGAGTTTTCGGATATATTTCTACTTTCATCCTGAGCGATTGAGCTGAAGATAGTTAGAAATACTTCGCCAGAAGATTCGAGTGTATTAATATTTTCTTTTTCAAATAGTACACCAATTCCAAGACTCCTCAATTCCCTAACATATTTCAACAAGTCCATTGTATTCCGAGAAAACCTCGATATCGACTTCGTTAATATCAGGTCTATCTTCCCAGCACGAGCATCCTCTATCATTCGATTGAAAGCTACTCGATCTTTTGTGTTCGTCCCTGATATACCTTCATCCGCATATATGTCTACATACTCCCAATTCGAATTCCCTTCAATATGTTGTGTATAGTGCCGAACTTGGTTTTCATAACTTTCACGCTGCTCCTCTGAATCCGTACTGACCCTGCAGTAAGCACATACTCGTTTCTTAATTATCTGTACCATACCATCTACTAATTCCAACGTCTTAATTGGTACAACTACAACTTTTTTCAATACTTTAGCCATAATATTTCCCCCTTAAATATATTCCTTTCACTGTCACATGTTACGATTACTTCTAGACATCATCAAGTCATTTTCGTCCATTTTTCAAGCTATTTAAAAGACTTTTTATTTAACAAATCGATCTCAGAAAACTCTTCTTCAGTGATTAAATTTTGTGATTTGAGTTGCTTTAATAGACTCACGCTAAGTATGTATTCGATGGACTTTTTCATATGTATTGGCTCCTTCTCAAATAAATAAAAATGACTCACCCAAGTGGGCAAGCCGATTATGTATGAATGTTATATTATGCTTTTTATTTGTATTGTCTTCTCCATTGTCACTGTTGGATCGTTCGTTAGCGTTCCAGACAATACGATATATTTATTATAGTAACTACTACTGCTACCCGCTTTAACGGTCACACTATTCCCTGTACTGGCTGTGATGCTAGCCATAATCGGAGTAGTATCGGCTTGATTCCTTAAACTCCACTGTACCGACTGATCAAACACTTCGGTTCCGTTGTCATAGAAGTGACTGACGTATGATGTGCTCTGCCCCACTTTTATGGTTGCATTTCCGGTAATCGTAATCGAATAATTATGTGTTACTGTCTCGTTAGTCGTAACCTGAATCGTATCAACAATATTTGAATGATACGTTAGCTTCGCAATAATCATGGCTTGTCCTGCTTGAATCCCCATAACCTTACCTTCATTATCTACAGTAGCAACACTTGGATCGCTTGATGTAAAAGTAATCGCGGGATTCACAATTGGATTGCCATTATCAAGGGCTGTACAATTCAATTGTAAAATATCATTCAACAGAATATTAGCTGTCGTTCCATTGTCAATGTTTAATGCGTATGTATGTGCAATTTCAAATTTCCATCGGTCTGCAATATTATTGGACACATCATCATAAGCGGTAGAAATACTGTCCAACGTACAACTTAACTGGATGATCCCTTTTACAGTACGATTTATTCCCTCGACTTTAAACGGTTGATTCGTATTGTAGAATCGCTGGCTAAGCATAATATTTCTAGTGTCAGCATTATTCTGTAAAAACACATTAATACTGCCCTCAGCCATTGAAATGATATTGCCTACATTAATATAAAAACTTTTCCCCTCTACAATGACATCAAACCACTTCACGTTCCCACTCCAGTTAAATGCGATGTTATAATTGCATTTTCTCATCCTTCCTCGATACGATTGATCATTATGGTCAATTTCGCTTGTTATCAGATAGCGTTCATTTTGGTAATCAATATAATCACCCGTATGTATTGGTGTTGCTGTACGTACTATTTTTTCATCTGTTGCCTGTATCTTATCGACTGCATCTCGAATGAGAGCAATCTGCTGCATACCGTTTATATATACGAGTTCGCCCTTCTCTCGAAGAAAGAAATCCAACTTCATGTCAATACTTCGTGTCATCAATACTCTCTCCTATTCAAAATCAGACTTACAACGATATAGATATAGTTCCATATGATCGCTCCATTCTTTCAAATCCAAGATGATATAAATTTGATTATTAATCCGTAAAAGTCGATACAGTTCCAGATCAGAGTTTTTATCGCAAAAGGCTCGTTGTGTAACTTCCAACGAAATATCATCCTCAAATGTATAGCTTTTGATGTATGGCTGAACATCGGCATAGATCGATTGTATAGTCATCAAATGTACAGATTCTAAAATCTCAAGTTTCGTATCATTAAACATGACTAATACCCTACTTTGATTCTAGGCAGGGGAAGAGCCAGTCGAATGCTTTGTGGGATTCCTGATTCATAAGTGGATGAACGTTCCCCTTCTTGCTTTTGCATCAAACCAACTGAATCTTTATTCTTGTACAGATACAAGGCATAATCCACAACCACTTCATCGTAAGCCATCGGTAAACTCTCCATGTTACAATACCCGATGATATTGCTCCTAGCTTTGTTTAAATAATGTTGAAAAATATCATCCTTATATGTATCTGAATCATCCACACCTAACAACCGTTTCAACAAATTTAATTGTTCTACCATTACGCTGGTTCCTTATCATTACGCTTCGTAATTTTCACCTCAGGTGTTTTCAGTGCTTCTTTTTTTGATTCATCCACCTGTTTATAATTCACATTTAACTGTAACCGCTGAATCAACTCCTGGTCTGACACTTCCCATGTACATCCTGTTTCTTCATTCAAAAACCACATATTTTCCAGCCTCCTAAAATTAAAATAGAGGCATCCAAAATGGACACCCCTGACATGCTTCTTCTATTATAATGAGTTCTCGTTTAAGACTTATTGGCAGTCAATACAGCAATGGCCTCAGGTCTAATACATTTTGCACCGAACACTTGAAGTCCTTTGATTGCATCAGAGAATTGCTTCTCTGGTCTATAAGCTTCAACTGAATCCACTTGACCCGCAAAAGAAATGGCACTCTTATGTCCAGCAATAATCTTATATTTTGCACCAGTTATATTTGGCACATTATTCGATTTGTAGACCGACATATTATCAATACTTCCAACAAATCCCGTTCTCATAACGTTGGTATCCTTTGTATAACGTGGATCTTTAACAAGTAAACCATAGAAGAACGCAGGAACAACAACAAACCGCTCTCCTTCTGGAATATCATTTTCATCCAAGATAACGCCTAAATCTACAAGCAAATCATAGGCCGTTACCGAAGTAGGAATAATAGGCGTTGTATCATTTCCAATTGTATTTCCTGCTATTACTTCAGTGTAGAACCCAGCTATGTACTGATCTACCACATTTGCCAACCCATAAGATGCTTCCACTATACCTCCACTTAGCAAATCAACATTGGACTGAGCAGCATCCACATCATCGACAGTAAAGTTGTAAAATTTGGCTTGGTCAATCACAAGTGTCTTTTGTGCAGAATCTAGTTCCTGAGGATTACCTATTCCTGCTACTTTATCATATGTACCAATGGTTACTGCACCAATAGAGTTAATCTTTACTGTTGATCCTTGGCCTTTAATCTCACCTTCGTAATCTGTATTCACGATATTCCCATAGACCAGATTTTTCTTAAAACTTTCATTTAACCGTGCGCTCCATATTGTTGGAATAAAATTGTTAACTGACATATGTATTCACCATATCCTTTTCGTTTTTATTTGTTTTGTAATGCTTGTTTGACCTGATCCCAATTCTTGTTGATTTCGTCTTGCGACATTCCTTTAATGGCATCCAATGTGAACTTCTTACCTGTTGAATCTTGTGGAGGAGTATAGCCATCCCCTTTTAATCGTTGCTCGACTTGTTGTTGTACCGCCAATTGCAGGGACTGTTCAAATGCAGCCAAGTTAGCAGTCGTTGTAGACTCATCTACACCAATAAAAAAATCCACTAACTGGAGTGGAAGTTTCTTTTCACTGGCTATTTTGATGGCTTGGATCGTTAACTGTTCACGTTGTTTCTCCAGCTTCATGTTTTCAACTTCAGCACGCAGCTTCTCCATTTCAATTTCTTTTTCATCCTTGGCTGGGTAACGCTTCTTAATCTCTGTATTCAACAATCCTTCCAGATGATTCGTCTTCCATGTTTCCAGCGATTTCGTGGTACGCTTATCCACCGTGCTATCAAACCAACTTTTCCCTTCCTTATCCGATTGAAGAAACTGATCTATACCTTCAACGCTAATAGGATTCAAACCCTGAAGATATAATTTCACTTCCTCCGATGTGCCATTTTCTTCGATAAATTGTTTAACTTGTTCAAGTTCCATATTCATTAATCTCCTTTGGTGCCCACTCGACTCTTTTGAACCGAACACGCTATTTTTTTTGTAGCAGATTAACGTCATGCTCAGGACAAAGATGTAACGCATTAGAAATCGCAAAATGAGGAAAAGGTACAAATATACCCACTCCCCACTTTTGTATATTATTAACCCTTGATATATATAGCTAATTGACCCCTCTAAACCGTAAATCCTAGCTTCTTTTGTTTCATTCTGCGCATCCTCAGTTTTGACTGTTCCCGTGTGTTCTTTTCTCGGCACTTTTCACAATAAGATTGCCTGTTAGAATTAGCCTCGAATGTACTCCCACACTTCTTACATTTAACTCTTGGCTTGGCTGACTTTCTTTCAACATCTATATTCCTTTCCACCTTATATTCGCGTTCCAATCTCTCATCAGTTGGCAGAACTCCATTTTCAAAATACTGGCATATAGGCAGAATGGAATCTTGATCGAAATAGACGCAAGAGGTCTCCATTAAACAACAATAGTTGGAGATACCATGCCTATCTCCGAGATAAGAAGCGCAATTATTTTTGATAAGTTGTTTAATCTTACTTTTATTCTGCATGTGCCAAATCCCCAGTCGATTCCATAAATTGTTTCTTTTCGGCATGAAACTTATTATGTTCGAGCTTCGGATTTTCAACAAATGGCAATATGGCAAGCAATGATTCATGCGAAACAATATCCTTCAGCTTTACGATTACATCAGCTAGTCCAACCAAATCTGTCGGCAAGTTACGTGTAAACTTAACAGCGATATCCCGATAATCATATTGAACACCTTCTTTTTTATGTAGATATGTGAAGAGATTCCGTAAACGGTTCTTGATCACTTTCTCCATCATCGCTTCTCGAATCGCCACTCTGTTTTCTAAATTCAGCAGCTTATTCCGGAGTGCAAGTGAGGACGTATTACTAGCCCAATTTTCATTAAAATTAACCTGATCCATCATGTCATAAATTTTATGTTCGAGATTATCCAGTTCATTTTTAACGAACGAATCGTTGATCTCCTTAATTAGCCATGTAACTTTACCGCCTGCAGGAACTTGGATAATGCCCATCTTCTTCATATTGAGTAGATCCTGCTCTTCTAACTTGGCATTCTCAATGACTAGATATGAATTACGATGGTCGCTGATTTCATTTACGAGGTCACTATTTAAAGCGTTATAGGCATCAAATAAAGAAATCACATCTTGGAAGCCACATTTCCGCTCAGTGTTTGCTGGGCAAGATATAATGGGGACTCTTCCAAAGATGTGATTATGTTTACCTATATATTGAAGTTCAGATGACTTACTCTGTTTGCTTAGATTGTTCTTATCTCCTATCAATTCATAATGTAAAATCTCATTGTCGGTATATACATCCAAGTAAACCTTATCATCAAATCGCCTTACAAACTTATGAATGGCCATTAGCACATTTCGATCTGCTGTTCCATCCTCCAGTACATAAGCATTCTGCGGTGTTAATACTGTTGAAGAGAACTGCCCATCGGTATCAATGTAATTCAGTTCAAAACTTTCACCATAGATTTCACTTTGCTTTCTTAGATTAATATTATGTTCTTTCTCCCAATGGCTAGTATGTAAATCAATCTTATGAGTCACTTCATTATCATCAGACTTTGACACATAATTTAAAGGCTTACCGAGTATGTATCCTACTTCATTATCCACAAATTTTCTAGGGAAGTTGAAGATTAGCTTTCTATTGCTTCGGCTCTCCTGCATGGCATAATCCTTGAGAATGGCATGGTCACCGTTATAATAGTCAAAGTATATTTGTTTCGTTAGTGCTGCTTGATTGAGTTCATATAGACACTGTAATATTAGTGGTTCTGTTATTTGCATTATACGCTTCCTTTCACGCAAAAAAAAAAAACCTAACAGGATTCTTCCAATTAGGTCTCATTCATCGTATTTAATATTCGGTATTACTAGTACTCCCAACACGAGAAGTACCTAATAGTGCTGGGTGATTCTTCATTAATAACTTTTCGAATTTGGCATAGTTAGATATTGCTATTGAACCGTAGATGATTTCAAGTTCCTTCAATGTAGTGTATTGTGGCATATTGATATTGCCATTATTTTTATGACCTTTAATATGCGCAAATATTCTTTGAGCACCCTGTAAGTCCTTACCCCAATATAATGGAAACCAACTATTTGTAAGTTCAATTAATTCATTAATACTTTTTATATTTATATTTGTGTTCTTATTTACTGTAATTTTTGTTTCCTTCCATAGTCGCTCCTTGCTTAAATCATCTAGTTTAACCCATATTCCATATACGCTACCTGAATTTAATAAAATATCAAACTTCGAAGAAGTGGTATTATATGTAATATTTCCGCACTTGTTGTCAAAAATTTTATATCCATTTATTCCAGCAATATTCTTAAGGAAAAGCGTTACTTGATTATCATTCTCCAATGTTATTCCCCCTAAAAGTCAGAACAATAAATTCCTATCATAAAACTTTAAACTCTTCACCGACTGGACTAATTGAACTGCTCCATATAAACTATCCGGCGCATCGTCATACTTACAATTTCTATTGTAATCCTTTATTTGATTATTGTAACGGATATTATCTGCGTTAAACAAGATATGACCCTTCTTCACATCAGGCTCTAAACTAATTATCCGTTCATGCTTCTGGCCTCTACTATTAATACTTTCAACTGGCGTATGTATTTTCGATTTCCACAACTCTTCCTCAAACTTTTGCTTCATGTAGCTTTGTGCTTGTATTGTCTCGAATCCTATTTTATCAACAGGAAAGGTAGTCAACTTTTCGACAGCCACTTGGAACAAATCATCTGGCAATAGCTTATAAATGTTACCGTCAATCACATATAGCTGTTTCGTCTTACGATGTTGTCCTAAAATTGTGATAGCTGAGTAATCATTTCTCTTCCCTGCTTTAATTGCAGGGTCAATGTACATAACAATTTCCATCTCATCAAATTCAGGAAGCCTGTCCCAATATTCAAGATGCTGAAATATATAATCATCAGTAGAACGAGGATCATTTTGGAGTTCCTTCTGAAAACTATTAAATCCCATCGCTTGCCGCTTACACATCAGATAGTAATAGTCTAGATACTCACTCCACAATATCTCTGTACCCTCTAGCATTTCATCTTTATACGCAATAAAAAAAGACAAGGCAGTGTTGATCCTGTCCTCGTCTTGAAGGTTGTTATATTTGATTTCCCATTCTGACCATAAATCATCTCGATCAGAAAATTGAATAACTGCTGCCTTTCGTATACTTCTAACTCCTGGAATCTTACCCTTTAACAAGTCAGCCATGATATCTTCTTCATTTAGAATTGTACCGCAGATGAGAATATTCGTATCTCTTGTACCAATTGGCAAAACGACGTCGGTGAATGTACTTTTAATCTGATCACGTTTGGTTTCCGATTTAGCAGTATCATCCTTTAGCAAGTCATCCAGTAAAACTAGTGTTGGACGATGATGCTTATAATGGATACCTCGGAGAGAACCGTCAACACCTCTAATCATGATACAGGAATCTAATCCGCTTTTACTCCGCAGCCAAATCTCGTTATTGTTCCAACGATTACCCTTACGAATGCCAAAATCTTGAATCAGCATTGTATTTGTTTCAAGTTCATCTTTTATCATATCGAGGAAAGGGAGTGCAATTATTTCTGTTGCCGATATGATAAGTGTAAATTGAGATTTATCATAAAGAGTTGCGTATAACGGAAATAAAAAAGAACTGATCGTGGATTTTCCGTGTTCCCGTGGGAGTCCGAAAGCCGTAATCAGTCCTGTATTGGACAGCATATGTTTTAACTCAGCGAATAGTTCTCGATGAAACTGTCCGAACTCTCGATCAAAGTATTTGGGGAAGTAGCAAAGAGCAAAAAATTCGATGTCCATTTCAGCTATGAGTTTTCGTAATTCTGAGAAAGAAAAGGTTTCGATTAGCTGTTTCATTTTGGGCGCTTTGAAATATTTATCCATATAATGCTTTAATAGTTCGCTTTGTCGTAATACATTGTAATTCCCCTCAGCAGTTATAAATTTAATCACTTCCTATTCTACATCTTTATCAGTCAATTCTTCCGTAGAGTCATTAACTTTGATTAGTTTGTATATATACTTTTCCTTTTTAGTTAAATTATTTAGTTGAATCTTTTGTTCAACCACTATTTCCATATGTTTTGGAACCTCAAATGTTGTTTCGTTAAAATGATCCGCGAGTTTTCCTGTAATGTGTTCCCCATCGACACTTCTAAATGAGAAGGTTTTTTTCTCAGTATGAATACCAACAATTTCACCAAATATCGTCTCAACTGTTACCATATTATTTATTTCCCCATCTAAAATACTAAGAGTATTCTTCACATCTTGAACAGATAACTTTACGTCATAATAATTTTTATTTGGAGAAGCAATCTCAACTTTTATTCCGGTGTCTGCTTCAATTAACGTTTTCATTAAATTCCTATATTTTAGAACAACTCTTTGATTCTGGGTAATTAAAAAAGATTTTAACTCTACAGGATTGCTTTTGATCATCAATAATTGTGCGAATAACTTCAATGTATCACTAAGTCGAGTTTCTCCTAAAAGATCGCTTAGCTCATTTGATTTTAATTGAATACCAAACGAAGCTGCATATGTTCCTGTTACTTGTAGAGCATTTTCAACCTTAATTTTGCTAGGTATTTTCCCTCTCGCACTTTTACCTTTATCAGCAAGCGAGTACAATATATTCTGTGTATTCGAAAGAACTTCTCCTAATGCAACACAATCTATTTCTCTCACATGACCATCAGCTATTTCCAATGATAAATTTAATATATCTCTTCTCTGGGATTGAGCCATTTCAAAGATCTTTTCATTTATGTATGGCATCATTTCATCATTTTTCCAATTAAGAAATGCATCTTCAGTCGGTAATAGATCACGCGATAAACCCATTGGATCAATTTGGGTTGCTTTTGCAATATTTGAGTTATTTTCTTTTATCACTTTCCATATGAATTCATCCTCAGGTTTAGTAAATATATCATAAAGTGATATCCTATTACTTTTTGCGGATGCCAGTCTTGCCTCGGTTAGTGGAGCAAATAACCATATTTGAGCTTGTTCAGTATAATCAACATAAAGAACCATAAACCTTTGCCCAAATTTACTTATACAAGTAAATAATTGAGGTTCATCATAAAACAAAAACATTTCTTCCATATAGAGCTTACCCAATAAATCTACACCAATAAATTCTGCTTCCATAATTAAACCACCTGTTTACATACTTTAAAATAAGCATGAGGAAGTGCCTCTTTAATTAGCCACCAAGTTATATGAGAATTACAATTATTACTCGGAGTCCTTTTAATTACACCATTTGATCGCAATGTCACTCCCGTAGCAACGCACTTCTTTTTTCGCATGATTGGAGATATATTTCTCATTATCTCAATTTCCTCTATATCAGAAATAACAGATAACCCATAAGCTTGCAACTTCCCATTATAATTTCTATTTGGATTCAATACAAAGTGTGATAAAAAGTCATTCTCATTTAATGGATTACTTTCATATAAACGATAAACAATTATTTCTTCTTCTAACGCATCATTTGGAGGGCAATTCGTAGGAAAATAGTCTGGATAAAGTTTAATATTTATACTCATATGTTTATATCACCTATTATGTAGTTATTTCCCCAACTTCATAACCCGAGGTTATATAAACAATTCTACAAATACAATGTTTTCACCTCTATTTTTCAACAAAAATTTCTGTATCCCTTGCTGTCGGCTCCGTTTTCCCATATAGAAGCCCCCTCCCCTGACAAGCAAAAAAAGAGCAGTATCTCTACCACTCAATATTTGCTAATGCTTCAGCCATATCCTTTTCTGTTGTCAAAGTGTAGATATTTGTAGTGGAAACATGGTCATGGCCGAGTATTTGCTGAATAGTTGTCAGTGGAGTAGTCTTAACCAACCGATATCCTAGCGTATGTCTGAGCATATGAGGAGTTATTTTTACCTGAACCCGATCTCCATACTTATTGAGTATAAGATTGACTGCGTTTCTCTCAAATGCCCCTCGCTGCCCTATAAATAAGTATTCCGAGTTGCATTCCATTCTGATTTCTAAGTATCGAGTGAGAGCTTTACGTACATCCTTGTTAATAGGAAGCGTTCGTTGTGCGTTTCCTTTGCCAAGTATCCGTAATAACCCCTTACGTTCGCTCATGTCTATATCTTTTAGCCGTATACTTACTAACTCGCTTACCCTGATGCCTGTTCCTATTAGTATCTCTATCATACATATATGCATTCGGTTACCCGATCGGTGGATCTCGTTGCGTAGCTTCCAGAAATTCGTATCCTCAAGCCCCTTATACTGCCTTACATCCTTATTCCTAACCGCTTCAACGCGTATCTCTTCCATTATATATCCTTGTTTAAGCATCCAACGGCAGAATACATTGACGCTGGCTATCTTCCGGTTGATGGTCAGTATGGCTTGATCGCTTCGTTGTAGTTGCTTTTTATACTCTACTCCATCCAGTTCGATCAGCTTGTCTAATCCATACTCCGTCTTACTCTGATACCAAGCTATAAATTGTAGTACGTCCCTCAAGTAGCAAGATACTGTATTTTCGCTTCGATCCTTACTTCGTAAGTGTGCCTCAAACCCTTGTAAATAGTCCACTTTGCCCCCACCTTTCCCTTCATTGTGTCACATCATACCGTTGGTGGGGGGAGACAGTCAACTAGATACATAACCTTTCTTATGCAGTCTGTATGGGCTAATTCGGGGCATTATTAAGGCTAAAACTGGCGTTTATCTATCGAATAACTGACGACATAACCTATGTATCTGATTCTTCGAAGCCTTCTTCGGTATGGCTGGATTCTTCTATAGCTTCATATTCTATTTCTATTACATCAGCTTCAATCATATCAAGGAATAGCTGCTTGCGTTCCAACTCCGCTGCCTTCGTATCAACTATAATCTCACGTCTATCATTCCATTCGTTCGGAGCACGGTTCTTCAGATAGAATATCATTGCTGTCGGGTTCGGGGGTTGATGGCGCTTGACTTTTTCAATGCGAGTCCGCTTTTTCCCGTTTTTATCTTCTTCTACAATCGTTTTTAATTCTTCAAAATCATAACCCATTGCTGCCTTCAGAAGTGAATTTTCCACGCGAGATATTATAACAGACCTGCTCCATTTAACAAGTTCGGCAAGCATAGGATGCTTATCGATATATTCATACCAAGTTGTATGACCTATATCGAGTTTTTTGATAATCTCGTCTGCATTCACACCTTCTTGAAACCATTCCTGAATCTCCGCTAATCGTGGATAAACATGTGTCTCCCACTTAGTCGGTCTGGTCAATGCTTCAGCAAACTTAGGATGCTTCCTTCTATAATCTCCTAGCGTCCAAACATGGATATTTAAGCGCTTTGCTATTTCTTCATCGGTTACTCCTTCTCGTACCCATACAGGAATATCCTTAAGTCGAGGTATTACAAACTGATCGTACTTGGTCATTATCTTTGGTTTGTTCTTATTTTTATTATTGTCCATAAATTCCTTATCTTTCTTCATTTCACCTCACCTCCAATTTCAATAAAATAAAAAGAGCCTTATCATAGGCTCCAATTAAGCTTTAATAAATATGGGATTGATCCGTATTAGTTCGTTCGGGTAGTTCTTAAGCCAATAGTAATTGTCACGGTTATAATTATTATTAGCGACTGAAGCAAACTCATCTCTCAGATTCGGATCATCAAATATAAAATAATCACGCTTCTTTTGACTACTTAACATGCTTAATATAGAAAATCCATAAACTGAATTGTTATCTATACCAGCAGTTCCTTTGGGTATAAACTCTTGAATAGTTGAAATAGAGAAGCTCTTACGTATGTCAATGCCTTGTCTCTCAATTTCTAGCATAAGGCAGACGAACAACTTGTCCGCATTAACTCTAGCCTTGAGATTTGTGATACTAAATACGTCTGACTCAATATTCCAATCAAATGACACTTGGGATCACTCCTTTTCCAAATTATACATCTGCATTGGATTAATCTCAATGATAAATGAGCACTCAGCACATGATACCTCTTACCTTACCGAGCCAGCAACGACTTCTTGATAGTCATACTTCTTCCCATCCCTAATCAAATATACGCCACTGTCAGCCCCAACACGCCCTATATACCTGTTCACAATTACATCTACGTACTTCTCATCTAACTCCATCGTATAGCACACACGATCGGTATCATCGCAAGCTATCAACGTTGAACCAGACCCACCAAATGGATCAAGAACAATATCCCCAATCTTACTAGAATTTTTAATAGGATAGGAGATCAATGGTACAGGCTTCATAGTTGGATGGAATTCATTCCGAAACGGTCTATCGAATTTCCATATTGTTGTCTGCTTCCTATCTGAGTTCCAGTAGTGTCCAGCAGTTGGCTTCCAACCTGTTAATATTGGTTCGTGCTGCCAATGATAGTCTTGTCTTCCCATAACCATCGCTTGCTTAGCCCATATACAACATTGAGATAGTTTAAATCCTGATTCCTTATGAGCCTTCCTGAAATTCAATCCTTCACTATCCGCATGGAACACATATATACTTGCTCCATCATCTGCTACTTCATACATTCTTGTATAAGCAGCCAACAGAAACTCATAAAATTGCTCATCATCCATTTTGTCATTTCTAATTGTTAATGCATCTTTTGTCTTCCCAACATAATCCACATTATACGGAGGATCGGTGACTATTAATCTAGCCTTCTTTCCTTCCATCAACGTTGCAAAATTACTCTCACTTGTTGAATCCCCACAAACTAACCTGTGTTTCCCCAACAACCATACATCACCTAATTGTGTAATAGGATTCTCCGGTAAAACAACATCAAACTCTTCTTCCGCTGGCTCATCATCCTTATGTAACTCATCAAACAACTTTTCAGCTTCAGCAAAATCAAATCCTGTTAACTCAATATTATAATCTTCAGCCTTCAACTCTTCCAACAAGACAGCCAATGCATCAGTGTCCCATTCACCTGTAATCTTGTTTAAAGCTACGTTTAGAGCCTTCTCTTTTGTTTTATCCACATCAATTAAGACACATTCCACTTCTTCGTATCCGAGTGCCTTCAATACTTTATGTCTCTGATGTCCACCTACTATTGTATAATCCTTATTACAAATAATCGGCTCACAATATCCAAACTCAGCTATACTATTCTTAATCTTTTCAAACTCTGGATCTCCAGCTTTCAATTCCTTTCTCGGATTATAATCAGCATGTTTCAACTCATCTATCTTCAATTTTATAAATTCCAATTTCTATTCCCCTTTTCTTTACAAAGCAAAAAGAACCCTAGCGATTAGCCAGAGTTCCTGTGATTCGTTATGTATAGTTTAAAATTTCGGCAATTTGAACTGCCATTTAACTTGGTAATTTTGTACTCGATAAACTAAATATTTCAACTGGTTATACCTTTTCATGAATATCACCTCTTATCATTGGTAGGGAGTGTGTCATATGACAATTGATCAGACAACGCAAAAAAGCCACTCCGCGAAGAAGTGACTAAATATGTATTAAATCTATTTAATTTAAATTAAGCGAAGCAAAGATGCCATATCCATCAGAATGTGGTATATATTTGAAACCATCTGTTTCTGGCCATTTATATCCACTTGTTAATATCCTTTCGCCTATACACTTGTTGCAAAATTCATTTGCTAACAACGAACGAGGATCAGCGACAGTAAATTTCCTTTTACAATAGGGGCAAGTGGCTTTCATTTTAGAATCAGCTCATTTCGTTAAATATTTTACACAGTTCTTTTTCAGCCATCTTTTTTCTTTTAAATCCAAGCTGCCTACTCCATGAATTTTTCTTTCTTACATTACCATCTAGTATTTTTATAATTTTACCACTAATATACCATAGGTTATCTTTACTATTCAAGGATAGCAAAATTTCACACATATGTTCTGCAGTGAATTTATTCCATGTTGTTTTAGTTGGACTCTCTTGATATTGCCAATCTAATAAGGTATCCACTTTACCTATATCGTTCATTAATTCCAGTGCGGTTTGATGCCGTTTCTTAGGGTCAACAGATATCGCCTTATTGATGATTTTTCTGATTCTTTTGGGAATGTGAGGTAAATAAATTGTTCTGTTTGGAAATTTCCCATCAAGAACATCCTTTGCTAGAGCGTGCGGATCAAGAATACCATTAGTTTTATATTTTCCATATTGTTCTTCAAAGAGACCATTTCCATTACACATACGATATAGAGTTAAACCAGAATGATATATATCCGTTAGCTTAGTAGATACTCTGTTCCCAATTAGTTCTGGAGCCACATGTTTGGTGTAGTTTGGAGGGATACTTGCGATTCCCATAATGTCGGTTTCTCTGGTTTGCCCGAAATCTGCGAGCATAGCCGAGCCATCATCCGCAATAAAAATATTGGTCGGCTTAACATCGTAATGTACAAACCTATTTATATGTACATAATGAAGCCCACTCAGAAACTCCTGAGCAATTTTAATAGTGTTACCAACGGTTAATGGCTTTTTATCTAAAGTATCTTGTAACGAACCATTGGGATAATAAGGCATAGTCATTCTTATACATTTATTATCCTTACAAGCATAATTTATGGGAACAATTCTTGGATGCTTATTTGCATAAATAATTTGTGCTTCTCTAAAATATTCATTGGGGTTAGAAATTTTACTAAGTGATACTTCTTTTAGAACAACTTCTGCATTTAACTGAATATCTCTTGCAAGCCATACCTCAGAGTTAGCACCTTGTGTAGCTCCAATTCTATGAAGTTTCTCGACCACTATTTCTGATATTACCTTCATAGACTATCCTCAAGTAATGCAAGGGCTGCAACTCCAGCAAGGCTCGCTTCTCTGTATTTGTCATTTAAGTTAGTCCATTCTTCTACTCCTCTGAACTCATCCAATTCCATATATCCTTTTGCACTTTTCTTTGTCTGAGTGACCATCAGCGAAGTAATAGTAGTTAGCGCACCGTCTCTTGTCTTTGCTCCACTTGTATAACCCACTTCACATAGTACGCCTTCTATTTTCGATCTGTCCATTATTGCCTTTTTTTTCGTTTGAGATCTTAGTTCCATCGTTCTAATAAACATTGATTTAATCTGATATTCTTTAAGTATATTCAAGAAATTTTCTCTAATCCATGATAAAGCCTGACCATCCTTATACGATTTCGGTATTGTTAGTTTATTATAAAAAAATAACTTTGGTTCTGATGGATTACCTTCAAATACAGCATAAAAAATTTCATTTGATGCAACTCTTATTCCGATTGATCTCAAATAATTCACACTCCCTTTTGTCTAACAATACGACAAATGGGAACAAATTCCTATCAAAATGTTATCACAAGACATTGGGGTGCTATACCTCACCTTTTCAAAGGACGAAAAGCTTCGCTTCGCTACACCACCCCCTTGCCTGAAAGTCGGCAATTCACCCTCACAGCGTGAAGTTTGAATTCTTGTTAACTGCTTAAACCGATTGATTAATATATCGTAGTTTCAAATTGTTTATTAATCATAATAAACAATTTGATTCATCACACAATCTCCGCTCCATGGGGCTGACATTAGGTTCTTGGAGTAAAATTCCTATCCAACTATTTACACCTTGTCATTAAAATCGGCCCTTTTTTGATAGTCAAAAACACGATTATCATAGGGAAACATTGACTTTTAACTTTTCTGGACACCATTTTTGCGGATCATCTAATATATACTCAATCTCACAATTTGGTGTCCATAAATTTAAAATCATAGTAATAATAAGGGATATATCATTATTATAGCAGTGTTCATGTTAGGTTATTTATGACAAACTATCTTTTCCTCATGTTTAGATATTGACCAGTAATATTTTCCCCGATTAGAATTTTTGCTAGCATCATCTAATAGCTTTCGATTATCTTTAAAACTAGCAATCGAATACATAATTTTATTAGCCATGAGATATGCTTGTAATTGGTTGATTTCCTTCTGTAACCGATTATCATAGTCACGTAAATTGAATCTTTCTAACACATCTAATTGTTCGTCTTTATATATTCTTTTACCGACCATTCTATCCAGATAAACGCACAAATCCTCTTGCTTCTGTTCCTTCTCCAAAATAGTAATCTTATTCTTTTTTAACAAGTCAGCAATATACATCATGTAAGCATCGCTCTCCTTTTTATGCCCGTCTACTTCACGATATTTATTTGTTTCACGGTTATTATCTAACATCTCACTAATACGATTACTTGTAGCAACTGACTGTAGATACTTAGTAATCGATACCGTCTTATTAGATTTATATTTTCCTTCTGATGATACATTATCCTTGATAATATGGTTGCTACCTTTAGAAAATTTACCAACCAATTTGATATACTCTTTAACTCCACCATCAATAAAGGCATCGGCTTCTTTGACCTTCTTTTCAACGGACAACTTATAATTATACAAATTTCTATTTGTGTGATTGAACAGGATGATATGTACCTTATCTTTATTGTTCTTAAATCTCTTGCGTCCAATGCACTGCAACATCGAATCAATATCAGACATATCACATATGATTAATTTGATATTCTCATCTTTCAAATCGAATCCATTGTCTAGCACTGTAGTTGTGAATAGATATTTACAATCAAATTGATTACTTCTGACCATTGATTCCACTTTATTATAATCGATATATTTACTATATTTATTACTATTACTGCATACAAACATTGAATTGTCATGATACTTTTTATGTAGTTCATACGCTCTTTCTACACTCTTAGAGAAGTGAATTATCTTATCATTTTCGTTATTGAGTTTCTTTTTAATTAGTCTTTCTATACTTGAAAAGTCGCTGTAAAATGATAACGATGCGATATTACTGAAATCTCTAGGGATGCTATAGTTCCATATTTTATTGTCAGTTTTCTTAAGTAGTCTTCTGTGCTTTTCCTTAATGTGTGAGAACAATATACTTCCTGTTGCTGACATGAATATCCGAATATGTGAATGAAGTGATAATATGGCATTGAGGGATTCATCGGAACTATCATTGAATCCACTATCTGTCGTAAAGTAATGTGATTCATCGCAGACAATATATTTATATCGAGAGAAGTCATAACCCTTACCACTATTTATCTCTCTCTCGATATTCTGATACAGTTCAACCTTGATACGTGATAAGAATGATTGCCCGATCAGTTCCATATTCTGTTTAAATAATTTTGAACGATTGACCAATAGTAATATATATGTACCCTCACTCTCAGCCAATTCCTCTAATTCATTTCTGATAAAGTATGATTTCCCCGATGCTGTACCACTACTAATTAAAACTATATCTCCATTTTTCCATTCAGTTTGTTGGCCATTAATCTTATCTGTCACATTTTGTTGCGGTTTATAATTATCTATTCTCATTAAATTCTCCTCACATAATTTCTAATATGTAGCCTAATATGTAGCTATTAATTCCTTTTTTCTTCCCATTCATCAATTGCTACTGATAATTCTGAAGTTTTGACAAACATTGAAAATAAATCATTTGTTTTATAGTGGCGTGCTTTCGTGATAAATGTGAACCCCTTTTGGGATAGATGATTAAATAAATTCACATCGTAACAGTAAAAATAGTTCATAACTCAATATCTCCTGTCATATTTAAATATCACCCAATATCAGGCGTCACCCGAGCGCCAGCGTTAGCGAGCGCACAATATGACAATAGACCAATGAATTATTTAATATTCACTACTGACTTGAAGCTTGAATTAGTTACCTTCTCAATACGCACAAACTCAATCACTGCACCTTCAAAATCAAACAGAGACCATTTCTCATCACGCTGAATTAGCTTATCCCCTGGAATGCAGCACTTGATTTCCCCATTTTCATCGACTACATTCACATAGTTTCCTCTTATACTGATCAGCCACTCCTTGCCCATAACTTCATCTGCGACAGACCGTGACTCTTCCTGCGATCTTTTCAGTGTACTGAATCCTAATGAGTAGCCCATTAGTGTTCGTCTCGTACTTTCACCTTCAAACAGAGAAGGAGTTTCACTTGTCTCCACAACCGTTTCTCGTTCAGCTTCGTACCAAATAAAATATTGTCCCATAATTTCAAACAATGGATATTTACCATCCGGTGCTTCAAATTTGAACTTCAAATCATCAATTGTAGCTATGCCATCCTTAAGACTAAGTTCATTGCCCTCCAGGATTTGATTCGTGAGCCTGTATACTCTCCGAACTTCTTTCTTTATGACATTCTCATGCTTCTTCAGATTCTCTAGCAATCCATCAATGAACAACCAAGCAAATGATTGTGTACCATATCTATTGTAAGCAATCTCGACTGCAACACTGGAGAGGATGGAAGGGTAGGGACATACCTCTTCACACTTCTCTTTATACTCCGCTTTTAACTCTGCATACTGTGCACTGATGGCTCTCCGGGTCTCATTATCTCGTTCCCACTTCTTCAGCTCGTTAAATTGTTTCCGACGATAATCGATGCTACCCTTTTGCTTGTTATATTCCTTATACAATGGCTCGATCAAATTGATATATTCCAGATACTTGGATGACATTGATTGTGTTTTACTCATATCCTGCAACAGCTGCTTAGTACTCTGGATGCCCAATATTGATTGATTCAATTTGCCATCTTCCATTTGAAAATTTTCCTTGATGTAGTTCTCTGCTTTTACGCAAAATTGGTTAAATGGTGATTTAGTTGAATGCTGATAGTCATTCGATGATCCCCCATTTATGAACCGAAAAAAATAAGGTAGTTTAACTGCGAATCGATCTAATACAAAGGGGATCTCAACTTCTCGGCCATTTTTTGTAGCATCAATAATCTGACCTTGAAGAAATTTGAGTACCGAGTTCTCCAACACACGAGATCGAAGATCTCCTTCCTCCATCGCAAGATTCTGAAAATACGTATTTACATTTGTACATCTACCCGTAAGATTATGTAGGCTCTTCAATTCCATTTTGACGATACTATCTATGTTGTTTAATACTGGATCAGCCACTTTTTTATCATCTTCATTTATTATCGTAGAGGCATCAATTACTGCCGATATTATGATGGGCTCATTGGTGCAAAGGGCAGTGTCTCCATCCACATCACCGAGCCCAAGTCTTGCAAGTGTTAAATCATGACAGTTTAGAACAATCACATTGTCCAAGTGACGCATATATGGATTATGTACTTTCACGAATTCAAGCTTAGCGACTTCATTAAATATCGTGAGAGGTGAACGGAATAAAGCATGAGTACCTAGTTTACGATTCATATAAGCCTGGTTCTTCTTCAGTACACCTATTACCGACTTTCCTGCTGCATGTTCCATAAAAGCTATGGGATCGTTGGTCAGATAATAATAGCTGCCTCGAATCGGGATGCGACCTTTCAGCATATCCTGCACTTTGATCATGGCTTGCTTCACAATAAACTTACGAACATTCCCGTCATAAAGCATGAGTTCATTTAGGTCAATGGCTTGTATGATTTCATTGGTGAATTTCTTCTTATCCCCAAGTTCTATTTCGTTCTTCTGCTCCTCTATTCCATCATTATCATCTGTATCTTTTAATTCATCATCTTCTTGGACTAGCATGTTCAAGAATGCTTTCGTGTAAGCAATATCTCTGAGCCACATACCAGCGGTATTATTTTTCTTACCATGTAATATTCGCTTTATTACGTCCATCAATGGTGTAGCCAATTCAAATATATCTTCTAATGTTAGATTCAATGCGTGAATATATTGATACGTCAGCGGTGTGTAAGCATTCATCTGGTGAGATGGCTTCGCATAATTAGCGACCCAAAAATTATTATGATTATGTACTTTTAGTAATTCCTCATATTGCTTAATGTCTTCAACCAAGCACTTAGGTTTTTCTTGACCTTCGGTATATTGATGCCATGCTTTGAAGCACGATTTAGTAATTATTAGATCTATTGGACGATCCTGATCATCTATCATTAGCTGTGGTTGATTGAATATATCTATAATTTCTGTGACTTCATTTTCTTCAAACCACTTGAGGATATCAAATCGAATAAAGTTCCCTTTGATGTAAGGTAAACGTCCTTGAACCGCATTAGGAGCGTAGTTCAATTCAAGAGCACTACCAATCTTTTCTGCAAACTCAAAACTCATGAGTCCTTGCCCATCAAAAAATTGAACATTTTTATTCTTGTAGTTCGGATACTCGACACGTTTCATCCCAATAGATTCTTCAGTAATTGGAATGATCGGAATCTCCTCCGTCTGTTCAATGGAATAACAGGGATAAAGCACATCGTTATACATAACCGAGCGAGCAGGGAGAGGAATATCTTCGATGTTTACACGACGATTCTCTTTATCCCATCTGTTGAAGGTTTTATACTCTGTTTGATCGGGAACAGATTTAGTACCGCCACTCCATGAGATATTCTTATTGGGTATTCGACTCAACGTTTTCAAGTGTTCATTTGATGGCTTCAGTTCCTTCTTAGATTTGAAATATGTATTATGCTTTATTTTCTCAGCTAATACTCGTTTCTGTTCCTCTGAATTAAAAGCACATTCTTCGATTTTCCATACATCCTCGATAATTTCATCCTTCTCGTAATCTGGAATGACGACAATACGAGGGATATAAGGAACAGGTAATGCAGTTGAACGACTAACACCGAGAGCCGCTTCCCATTTGTTAATATTGGTTAGTGGTGGCATCTTAGCAAGAGTAATATATTTATATAGATCTGCAACATACTCTTCTTGAATAAACTCAGTACGTTGTGTTCGTCCCATTGCTGGACTCTTAATCGAACGAACATATTTTTTTCCTTTATAATAAATACCATCACGCAGCATACATTCGAAATGGGCAAGCTGGACTGGATCATCTTCGTCGATGTTGTTGGCTTTGAGCATAAAGGCTATATCTGTGGTATCAACGATAGTTTCTTGTGCAGTAACGACCTGTTGAAGTTGATTTAGATAGATGCTATTAGAAACAGTAATAGTTCGATCTATATTCTCTGGTGCCGTGAGTTGTCCGAATGAATCGGTAATCTCTTCAAAGTTAAATAATTTAATTTTATGTTGGTTTCGCTTTTTGCTATTCTTCAAATTCTAGTCTCCTTATTTTTATTAAAGAGGATCGGCTCCTCTTCATTGCTTCATCCGTTGAGGAAAGCTATCAATCTCAGTCTTCGATAATTTCTATTTTCTTCTGTAATTCTTTCTTATGTAGTTCTTTTTCTCTTTTCAGGCTTGCTTCTTCTTCATCACGTTTCCGAATAATCGATTGTTGCTGCGAATTCAAATGCCTCGTATCATATCTCCAACTCATTAACCTTCACCACCTTCCTATTTTAGAATTTTCTAAACCCACGTTCGTAATAATCAATATAGTGGAAATAAATTACTACAAAATAAATATATCATAATAATTACAATACGTCTATACTTTCGTAAAATATTTTACGTATGATAATTTATTGTTATTTTTATAATTCAATGTTAAAATATTTACCGAAGAGGTGACCTATATGCCAAAAGTCAAATTAACCGAAGAACTAAGCAAAGCGATAAAGAATACTCGAAATGACAAAGGAGTCAAAGCATCTGATTTAGCTGCGCATATCGACAGAAGTCTTGCATATATAAGTAAGTTAGAGAACCATAATGCAGAATTTGTTGATTTGGAGGTTCTCTATAACATATTTGAATTTCTAATGGGTAAAACGGAAGATTTCCTTGAATACATACAGCCATTACTTGAAAAAACAACGATTGAATTAACTCCAGATGAAATTAAAGAACAAGAATGGATACAGGTATTTGACTTAGAGTATCGTCGGATACCAATTTCAGATTCATTGATAACATTCATTAAGGAGATGTTAAAGAAATTGGGCCTGACTTCCAATCAAGTCATTCTTAAAATGAATAAGAATGAGGAGTTGTCATATCGGAATATTCTACAACAAAAGACGAACTCTCTGATCTATGAACGAAGTAAAGAAAAATCAACTTCCTATATCGTATTCGATTTGAAGGAAACTTTACTGGAGGATATCCTTAATAAGAAGATAAGTAATATTAACTATATAACGATGGAAGGGATTGTTCGCACCCTTTATAAATTGCATGACTTATCAGTAGATGAAGCTTCTGAGAAGGCAGTTTCCACATTAAACGAACATAAATTCTTTAGTCTATATGAAAAAAAGGAACTTTTACGCGAAAAAATAAATGGTGAAGAACTTGATATGGTTCTAACTGAGTTTGATAAAATGAATATAACCGTAGTAAATACTATCATGAAGCACCTCAAGATGCTCAGTGACTGGAACATAGACTATGCCAATCAGAAATTGAAGAATTTAGAGGAAAGTTTCGCAATTGATCCATCATTTATTTTAGCTGTAATTGGGAGTGAATTTTTCAAATTGACCAATTTGGATAAAGAAGAAAAAAAGTCGTTTCTTTCAGATTTATCTGCATTGATAGATAAACATTCGGATAAACCAACAGTTTCTGAGGAGAAATTCGAGGCATATTAAAAAAATGCCAAGAGACCTGCTAATTTAATATCAGCAGGTCTTATTTTTACACACCGTAATCTACAAATCCAACCCAATCAGCATATCCCGCAGCACAATAATCTCTTCCTTAGACAACGTGACACCTTTGCCCATCTTATCATGCTCAGGTGACCATTCGCGGATGTCATTACTTGAAATCGACCTTAAGAAGAGTCATCACGCTTCCAGACGATTTATCTGCTCTTGAGTATTCCTTCAATGAAATTGTTGAACCCCTCATATTTCTCGTAATCCAAGTATTAGGATCAATAGTTGAATATCCATTCATTCGAAGATTTGAAATCAGACACTCTTTAGCAAAAGAGTTATTATCAATTAACCCACCTAATTTCAAGAGATTAACCCTTCCAATAAGACTCTTTGACATTCCAACCTGAGTGATTACACCATGATTAGATCCAATAACAGCATAATCACCCAAATGAAAATCGAGTATTCGAAAAACTGCTACAAGTTTGGAAACCATGAACTCGTTACCCATTGACTTGATTGTATCAAAATCGAATGGTGCTGACATAGATATGGACTTGACCATTTGTTCAGGAAGAAGAAATTCTTTTGCAAATTGATTCGCCTCTAGCTCGAACGGCTTTCTTGTAGAATCTAACATATCGGTTCGTGAACATTCAAACTGCTGTCCTTTGTGATTTAAGCTAAAATGTCCGAGTTCATGGGCTTTTGTGAAATTAATTCTTCCAGCATTCTTTATATCCGTATTAACGAGAATGATTGTCTTGCCTTTGGCGCGAATTAAGCTTCCCATATAATTTGGATCGCCGTATGCCAATTCGTCGTAAATAATATTATGATTTTCAAATATTCGATTAATGCTCAATGCTGGTGTATTTGAAATACTGAAATCACGCAA